CCTCAATCAGCCGACGTGGGTAGAACTCATCTACTCGCGTATTGGCGGGGGCCGTGTTTTTGATCCACACCTCGACAAAGCGCGCCTCAATGGTTGCAGGTAACTCAACCTTGCTGGTGGTTTGGCCGCCCAACGTAGCCGCGCTGATCGCCGCCGTTTGGGCAGCACTCGCATCGGCAACCAAGGTCAAGATGCGACTCGAGGTCACTGGCCCCGCATAGTACGTCCAGGTTGCCGCATCACTCGATACGCGCACATACCAACTACTCGTGCCGGATGCGGGAGTCATACTCAGCGTGAGGATGCGGTAGCGATCTAACAGGGTGCGTTCGGCGCGTATCCATTTGTTCCATGTGCTGGTGGTCGTGTAGGTTTGCCCGCCACTGGTCAACACCGTGTCGGAGAGTTTGCTGTGCAGCGTGGCCTCTGCCGTGCCGTCGCTATCACTATAGATAATCTCCGCCCGCAAACTGCCAATGGTCAAGGTATCAATCACACTGGTGCTAGAGAGCGTTTCGCTTGAGAGTTGCCCGTACACGTCTTGCACCTTCACGCCAACTTGATACGTGGCCTGCGTGAAAATGCTGTAGTTTTCTAAGGCACTCGGGCTATCGAAGGTCACGTCCGCCGCACTTGGGCTGGTTTGGATAATACGATAGCGATAACTCAGGAAGTCGCTGGGTGCGGTTGCCGAAACGGAGATCGTAATTTGCCCAATGCTGCTGATGAAGCTTACGGCACTTGGGGCACTTGGGGCGCTGTTGGTTGGTGAGACGCCCGTGGTTGCGGTGCCAAGGACATTCGACCAGGTGCGCGAACGCAACTCAAAATAGACCGCGCTATCGAGGCTGCCAGATGTGTCAATGCGCTGTTGTGGCAATGTCCAGACATAGCGCCCGGTGCCACTATACCCCGTGTGGTACAGCACGGTCTTGCCGCTGCTATTCCAGATCCGCACCTCGACATCTTTCAGGTTGGTATTGGTCGGATTTGTCCAGGTGATGATCAGATCGCCGCCGCTCCAATCGTAGGCAATCGACGTGGGCAGACCTGCGGGCGTCGTGTCGGCGGTTGCTGTGGCCGTAACACTGCTACTCCAATCGCTCACAATGCCGCCTGACAGCACACGCACGCGAAACCAGTAGGCAATGCCGCTGGTATTGGTCACAACATCAATGCTAATGGTGGTATCTGAGGCATTGAAATAGATCACGCCCGTCGTGAACCCTGAATCGGTGGCCACCTGCACCTGATACAGCCGCACTTCTTGCGCGAGGAGCGGCTTGCGCCACTGTAAACTGATGCGCGCCATGGGGGTTTGAGCGGAGAGCGCGAGCACGTTGCTGGTAATCGTCAGGCCGGTGGGCGGGGGCGACGTACCCACCGCTGGGCCAGACGCGGCAACCGATGACAGGACTTGCCCGCCATCGCCCGCGACGCCGCGCTCGACATCCATCACGCGCTGAGTTGTCTGCTTTCGTGGCATTGGCCTACCTCAACTGCGCAAACGCGGCGCGTACGTCTTCGCCCAAGATATAGAAATCCATCCCCGGATACAGGCCCGGAAACGAGTCCAAATACACCAACTTGTCTTGCACTTGATCTGACCCTGAGATCAGATCCTGTTCAAACATAAAGTTAAGTTTGTAGGCGTTATCGGCATCAGTGGTCAGTTTGCGCGTGCCGTAGGCGATCTTCAGGTTCTTGCCACGCACCCACAGGGCATCGAAGCCGCGATACGCGCCGGGGATGTAGAGATTGCTCAGCGCAAAGTAGGCGCGCTGCCCATCGTCCACCGCTGGCATCCAGCGAAACATGCGCACATTGTTGAACGCACTGGTTGCGGCAATCATCCGGCTATAGGCGTTGAGCGTGATGGTCGCAATGGCGTTCAGTCGGCTTTGCAGCGTAGCAAAGGTGATCGACTCACGAATGGTTGAAACGGTTGGCGGGGTAGCTGGGGCAATGGTGGTGCGCTGTGTCCAGATATTGGCCAGGATCAAGCGGCTTTCTTTCCAGCCCGAGGTCGAGGCCGATCCGGTCACACACACAAACGTGATGTTGACCGAGAGCAACGTTTCATCGGCATAGCCCGAGATGTCAATATTCACATTCAAATTGCCGTTGTCGCCCGCTGTCCAGGTCGGGCCAGTGTAGGCCAGTGACCCGGCCACGAACACCTCAATGTGCTCCGCGACATTGGTGAGCGTGATATGCCCGAAGATCAGCGACAAATAATTGTGACCATTCGTTTTCCAGATCGTGCCCTGCCACACCGGATCGGTCGAGGCCCAACTCGCCATCCCGCGATACTGCTGCGTCATAAACAACGGAGTGACGGCCAGATTAATGCGATCCATCAGCCATTGCTGCGCCGTCGCCAGTTGGGCCAGATTGGCGGCGCTGTTTGCGCCAAAGGTTGGCACTCCCGGCCAACTCGTGGTCATCACGGATGCGGCGGGCGCAACGTAGGCGTCCAGCAGTTCAAAGACATTCGATCCTGACCAGGTGATGGCAATACTGGCGATGACATCCACGAATTGATAATCGGTGTAGCCGCGCCCGGTGACGGCAACCGAGACGGTGTTGAGTCCGCTACTGATGGACGTGCTACTCAGCACTGCGCCATTAAAGATCAGATTGAGCGTGCCCGATGACACATTACTGCGCAGGGTGAACACCGCGAAGGTGTAGCCGGTACGGTAAATAAAACTTACCCTGCTTAACACTAATGGGTTCGCTCCATTATCATTAAGTATTCGCGTTTGATCTAAAAACGCAGCACTTCCACGATAGGACAACATATCGAGAAGGAGTGAGTTCGACCTAAGTTCCTCGATGTCGGGCGCGGCGTCGGGGTTGCCCGTGAGCAGGATATTGGGCGTGCTGTACGTTGAAACGGCCATCATTTCACCATGATAATTGCCGGGTGTCGCCCGAGCTGTAGGACGTGTCAATCATGAAGAGATCCGCCGTTGTCAGCAATCCGGTTATCTCAACGAGCGTCACACTCATCGTTTCGCCGTTCTGGACATCAATCGCCGTAATGCGATGGCTGCCGCTGATGGTGAGGCTGGTGCAACTCAGGGTGACAATTTCGCCCAGTGTGCGGTCGGGATCGTACATACAGGTCACAACCCGCTCGGGGCGCTGCGTGCCGTACACATCCACGTACAAGCGACACAGGCGCTCTGCGTGCGTCCGATTCTGAATGTAGATGCTCCCGTTGCCAATCTCACGCGCCGGGGCACCAGAACCATATGAGGCCTGGCCGTCCTCGGTCACGGCAATTGGGCGACCACGAATGTTCAAATTACTCAGCACAATCGGCTGGGTGAGCGTGTTGGATGCTTGGATCGTCACCCGACTAGCAGCGCGACTCGTAAACGAGACCAACACATCGGGGTAGACGACCGCGATCCCGAACAGATCCACCGCCGTAAAGCTGCTATTCGGCAACCCCGATCCACCGCTGGCACTTACGGCGTAATCGTAGACGGGACGCTGCATGTCCAACACGAGTGAGATGGTGCTACTACCCAGAATCAGGCGCGGCGTGGTGTCTGCATAGATTTCCTGTTCCGGCTGCAAGCGCCGGGCCTGATAGGTGCAGCGCGCCAAGGCGGTCTTTTGCAGGACGCTGGCTTTTTGTGAGAGGCTACTGTAGACGCTCTCATCGAAGGTATAGCCGCTACTGGTGCCAACAAGCGGGTTCTTGTAGACCATCGTCCCGTTCGTATCTTGGTACATCTGCCCGCCCACGGCCCGGCACAGCGTATCAATTTCCTGCCACGCATTCTCGCCGCCGATCCATGTCCACTCCGGCGTGATGATCGCATTATCGAGTGAGTAATAAAAGGTTGCGGTGGGGTAGGTGGCGCTCTGTTCGTAGGGTCGCCCACCCGACTGCCAACAGATGTAGTTGATTAGCCCACCCGCGTAACTGCCGCTCGTTGGATCCTCGATACTGCTTGCGGTGGTCTTGGTGGCCGGCGGGCGACGGTAGAGTAAATTGGAGTAGCACTCGGTTTCGCCGATCAGCAGATCGAAGCCCGCGCAACCCCAGGTGATCGTCAGATCGTCGGTTCCGCGTGAATCGTCAGTCACAATCCCCATCCAGCGCGTGAGCATGTCGGATGTGCTAAACCCGTATTGAATGCGGATCTTCAGTCGCTCCCAACTCAGCGCTTGATTCGTGCTGCTGGCATCGATTTTGACGGTTCCGCGTGGGGAGGCATTGGCCCCGAAGTCAAAGCCCGATGGCCCGCCGCCTACGTTAACCAGGCCCTGCAGATCGCCCACATCAGCGTCAGCAATATCGACCCAGGCGATTCCAGACCAATACTGAAGTTGGTAGGTGGGCAGGGTGATGGTTGCCTCGATTTGTGGGCGGGTGGGAGCAGCCATTTACGCCTCCTGTACCACGAGGGTTGCGGCGTAGTAGGCGGTGCCATCAGGGGTAATCAGCGCCACATTCGAGGAGAGTGCGGCATCCGTGCGCACGACCGTGTAGCTCACGCTGTTCTCATCCACCAAGGTAAAGCTCGTGGTAAGCGCGTGAATACCACGCAGCGCGGTGAGTTGGGCGATGGTCAGATGATCGAATTCGAGTGACCATGTGCGCTTGATCGCTCGTTGGGCGAAGCGCGGGCTGCCATTCAGCGCCACAAACGCCACGCCAATCGGGATCTCTTCCAGTTTGCGGTCTTTTGCGTAGACCGTCACACCATTGAGGATGATCGCGCTTGCGGCCATGTCTAGCCTCCCGCAAATGCGCCGCTGCGCTTTAATCCATTGACAGCTGTTTCCACTGCGCCCACGCGGCTACTCACGTCCCGTACCGCCGCAACCACCGCATCCAGCTTACTTCCAAGCGAGCCGTTCATTGCATCAATAGCGGGCGGGGTTGCCACATCCTCCACCACTTGCGCGCCGCTCTTGGTTGGCGCTGCCGTCGCCGTGCCCCCAGGCGCGACAGGAACGGCGCTGCTGAGTGATACGCCTTTTGCAGCGGCGATGGCCCCCATCCGATCTAGATGCTCGGCGTATTGGCTCTCGGCTTGAGCATATTGCGCGGCTTGGGCGTTGGCAACCGCCGAACCCTTTTCCTGAATCTGGCGCAACTCTTCGGCATTGGCGGCGCGTTGCAACTGGAGGACGCCTTCTAAGTATGCCGCCTGCCCATCGTTGCCCTCTTTTTTCGCGTCAGCAATCTGGCCCTGAATGGCGCTTTCCCCCTGGATCGCCTGTTGTGAGGCTTCGAGGTAGGCTTGTGCGGCGTCGGCCCCCTGCGTTTGGGCGATGGCGCTCGCGGCTTGGGCGGCCTGTTCGTAGCGACTGCTCAGATCGGCACGCAACGCGCCATCATCAATGTTGGCCAGACTAGCGTAGAACCCCGCCCGCCCGGATAACTGCGCCTGTCGGAGGCTATTCTCGGCATCGCGACGCTTGGATAGCCCATCCTGCTCGATCTGCGCGATCTTGGCTTGATAGTCCTGGACGGTGCTGGCGAGTTGTTGCTGGCTTTTCTGTTCGGTGGCCACCCTCGCCCCGCCACCGCTCTTGGCCGTGGCAACCCGTGCGGTTTGGCTTTTCTTCTCTTCCTGGAGGATTGTCGCCTGTGTAGCTTTGATGGTGCCTAACACATCATCATTGCCTTTGCGCCCCGGCGCATTGAAGCCGATACTGCCCGAGAGATCGCGGGTTTGGGTACGGCCCGCCGCTAAACGATCCTGGCCAGCGGCTTTGTCGGCAGCGGCTTGGGCCTGCCCACTGGCAACCGCTAACCGCAAATAGGCAGCGGTCAATTGATCGACAAGTGAACTGGAGGCTGCGAGGCGGGCGGCTTCGGCGTTGATATTCGCGCCAGAGGTTAAGACGCCATTGGCCGCCGCTTGCGCTTGCGCCGCCAGATCGAGCTTGGCTTGGCTCAAAACTTTGGTATTGGCCTCGTTGATCAGCGCCTCGCCTGCATCCGCTTGGATCGCAGCGGTTTGCGCCGCGAGCGCTTGCGCCGCAACATCGACCGCGCTCGTAACTTGTTGCGTGGCGGCTGCCCACTGAGAGCCGCCGGAGGTCGCGTCCTGTTGCGCGGCGTCGGTATCGCGGATCTGTGCGGCGTAGGCTTGCGCCTGGGCTTGGGTGATGCCGAGCGTCCCGGCAAGCAGCGTCAGCGGCCCCACCGGATCGGCTAAGGCCGTCCCCAAGGCACTCCCCATCGCCTGCCAATCGCCACTGAGCGCCCGCGTTGCTCCGCGTGTAATCTCGATCTGCGCTTGTAGGATTGCCAGCCCCGGCCCGTTGGCAAACTCGGCCTGGGCCAGTTTCAACTGCTCCGATGCAATCGCGGCATCCTTGATCGCGCCTGCGGCCCCGGTTGTCTTGGCGGCTAACACGTCCATGCCGATTCCGGTATCGCCTAAGAACTTGCTCATCACTGCTACCGCATCGGCTCCGCCTAAAATCTCGGCTTTCATCTGATTGGCCACATCGCGCCCGACTTCAAAGCGGGTCGTCAGGGACGTGGTATCACCGCTGGCCAAGGCTTTCAGGGCAATCGCGGCTTCTTGGAGTGATTGTTCTGGTGACAGCACCTGCATACGAGCCAGCACGCCAAGCACATCTTCAATCGGCGCTTTACTGGCTCGCATCACGCCAATCGAGGCGCTAATGGCCTCGGTCGTTTCTTGCTGCGTCAGCTTGTAGGTTTGGGCGAATGCGCTGGCCTCGCTCCATACCTGCCCACTATCACGCACGCCCTTGAGTTGTGCGTTGACGCTGGTGGTGGTCGCGTCCAGTTGTGCCTTGAACGTAAAGGCATCCGCAAAGGATTGCGCCACCGAGGCCGCAACGCCCAACGCGGCCCCAAACGAGAGCATGCCCGTTGCAGCCGATTGCATCTCGGTCGTTAAGCCCGCAAAGGTGCGCGGGAGTGCGCCGATCCCGCTGTTGGTTGCGGCTTGCGCGACACGTGCCTGGGCTTGCTCTAGGCGGAGAGCAGCGACAGCAGCGCGGCTTTGGGCGGCTTCGGCTTGCGCGGTTGTTTGCGCGAGGCGCTGGGCGGATGTGGCCGTGTTCATCTGCGCTTGCCCGAGTCGTTCGGCGGCCCCCGCCAAGCGCACATGCGCCCCGGCCAGTTTGACCGCGCTTTGTTCGGCGGCGACGGTGGCACGATCCGACTTGGCCAGATCCGATTCAATCTTTCGCAACAGCGCCGACAGCCCGACATCGGCCCCGCGCAAGGTCACAATTAGTTCGGCGGCTTCACTCATTCGGCTTGGCCTTTACGGCTTCCTGTTCGGCAAACAACCGATCCATGAGAGCATTCTGTTTAGCGAGATCGCGTTGTTTCTTGATCGCCATCGCCCCGGTCACCATGCGTCGCACGGCACGGCTGTAGGTATCATCAGCAAACGGCGCACCTTTGTTCTCGGCAAGCAACTGTTGCGCGTGATCGCGGGCAAGCGTGGCCAGCGTCATGGCGGCGTCACGCTCGAGATCGGCGCGGCTGCCATTCAGGATGTCCCCTACGGCGCGCTGCTGATGTCTGGACACGAACGCGGCCCATTCCAGCATCTCGGTCGCGTTACTCAGCAGGAGCCGTCTGGTCGTCGTCTGGAGGCGCGACTGGCTGCGTAAGTTCCGTGATAAGTCGATCAATGTACTGCCGATCTAAGGACGACAGCGCCCAGATAAACGTCGCCACACTCTGAATCGCGTGGCCGTTGCGGTTGCGAAGCGTCTGCGCCTGCTGCCGATCAAACGTCGGTGCAATCACGCCATGCACCCACGTCTCAATCAGGTAGGTTTCCACATCTTGATCGGGCGGGTTGTCATCCTGTTCCGCCTTGGCGATTTTGGCCGCCGCGATCCGACTGGCGCGAACGATGGCTTCCTGTGCTTTCAGGCTCAAGGCCCGCACCCGAATGATGGTGCGCTTTTTATCGGGCGTTTGCCAGAGTGGGACGACAATATCGCACTCGGCAAGGTCGTCCATCCGTAGGATGTCCAATACGGATGGATAGTCCTCGCCGGTGTCGCGTTGGACTGGATAGATCGCGGCCATACCCGTCCTTTAGGTGATCGTTGGCACGCCAGTGCCCTCAGCAGAGAACGACACGCCATCAGCGGCGTTATGCGTGTAGGTCAGTTTGGTATAGGTGGTCGTAGCCTCGGCAAACGCAAACGACTTCCCGCCCGTTGACGTGAGCGTGAGCGTGTCGGGGAGTGTGCTACTGGTGTAGCCCGCCAAGATCGCGTTGAACCACGTATCGTTATTGGCAACAGCAGCGGTCACACCCAGATCGCCCGATACTTTGAACGAATACTTGCGACCCGCCGCAACATCAACCACGTTAGCATCGCCAATCCACGGCCCCTTCTCGGTTGTGGAGTTCTCGATACTGACTTCGAACTCGCCTGCCAACAAGTAGGGCGTGGTGGTGGCGGCTACCGTGATGCTCACCACGCCCGATGAACCAACAATGAGTGCCATAGGTTATCCTCCGGGTTTGACGCTGGCCTGATAGACCATGCCCAACGTATTCCCGTTGGCTGGCCCCATCAGCGGGCGTAGCGATTGTAACGTTATCGTATAGCCGTCAACCACTGCCGATCCGGGGATCAACTCGGTTGCGGCGGTGAGTAATTCGTGTGCGTGTTCACGGGTGGTTGCGGTGACTTTGACCACCAACGGCCCATCCCACTGCGCCGCCCCGCCAATGTAGCGCTTGGTGGTGCCTGCTGCGCTGGGGAATACCTCGATGCGCGGCAACTGGCGATCATTTCTCAAGCCCCAATGCACGCCCGCGCTCGCCACGCCATCCAGCCAGGAGAGCATGGCGGTTTGCAGCACGATGGTGCAATCGAGTAGGGCGGCATCGGTCATACGGTACTCGTTCGCGCTAAGTCGCGAATGGCGGCGCGCACTTCGGTTTTGATGTCGATTTGGGCAGCCGCCGGGTGGAGATAGGGCTGGATCGGGTAGTTCGGATTGTCGGTGCCATACTCAACAAACTGCGCATAGTCCACTGCGCCGTCACCGAACACGACCTGGTAGACCAGTCCGCCGTTGGGCGCTTCGGGCGAGACATGGCCCGAGGCTTTCAACGCCCCGGTATCCTCGGGTGCAAGTTGCGTGGCGAGATCTTCCACCGCAACCGCCGCGTTAAACACCCCCCGATCCAGTGCGGCGGGCAACCCCGCCCGGAATGCGGCTAATCGGCTTTTGAGTGCCATTAGTAGCTCGTTCCTTGCGCGTATTCGTCCGTTTCCGGCTCGCCATAGGTGGCCGTCACAAACGAAAACGGGCTGCTGTTCGGGTTGTTGGCGGCGCTCTGTTCCGCTTTGGCCTGTGCGCTGATGTGTCGCCATGTGGCGATGCGCTCGCTAAAGTCGATCAACTCGCCTTGGCTCGACACCTTGACGGGCTGTTGTGCAAAGCGCGCAACTAACTCATCAGCGCAGAATCCAACTGCCGCCATGAGCGATCCGGTGAGCGACACGACGACATCCAGGTGATCGTCGCTGAGCAACCACGCATCGGCGGCGGTATCGCCAATCAGGGCGCGTACCTTGTCGCGTGTCGTTGACAAGGTGTCATCATAGGAGCCAGAGACGGCCATGGGCTAGTCCTTCGCGGGCTTGGCGGGCTTGGGTTCGGCGGCGGGTTCCGGCCTCGGTGCCAGGGCGGCGGCAATGGCCATCGCGGCGGGGTTGCGGCTGGCCTCTAACGCCTGACGCGCCCGCTCGTTCTCGCGCAGTTGGGCATCGTTGGCGGCGTGCAGCGCCTTGGCCTCGGCAACCTGCGCCTGTGTCAGCGGTGCGCCGTTGGCATCAACCCAACGCCCCTGTGCGTCCTGAAATGCCCCACCGGGAATTGATTCAGCCATGAGGATCTCCTCTTGTCGGTAAAGGCGTGGCGATAGATCTATCGCCACGCCACTGTTGTCTAACTGGTGATCGTTGGGCTGGCGTAGGTGGCATTCGCAAAATACACGGCCACGCCGTTGGTACGTGTCCAGACGCCAATACCAAATTCCGCCTCGTAGAAGTCGGCCTGCAATGGATAGCTGTCGAACGTTGCTGCTAGGTTCAAGCCCTGTTGTGCGGTGTTCTCGCGCTGCCGATAGGCCAGCGGCTTATTCGGGCTGGCGGCATCCCAGACGAACAGGTAATTGGCAATTGCCCACGGCTTGACCCACACCTCAGCAGCCCCGTAGTAGCCAAGTAAGCGATTGTACTGGTTGCCCAGATCGGTTCGCACAGACGGGATAGTAACGTTATAGGCGGGTGTCTGAACATAGGCAGGCACCGCCGCGACAAAGCCAGTCAGCGCCACGAACGCAGCAGCATTGGCATAGTTCACGGCAATCATGACGCGCCCGCCAAGCCCATGCTCGATTAGGTCAGTAATCCCAGCATCGACCGCAGCGGTATCGAGGGCGGCGCTGCCGTTATAGTGGCTGTGCGTCGAGGCGGTGAACGTCGATCCATCGGGCGCATCGGGGATCGCGGCGCTATCGGCATTCACAAAGCGCTTAATCCCCAATGACACGTTATTAACCAGATGATCAATATAGGTGTAGTTGGTCGCGCCGAAGATGGCCCGCTTGATCTGAATGCGGATCTCTTTCTTGTGCGCTTCCTCGGCAGACAATTGCATCTGGGCAAGATCGGCGGGCGTGGCGTTTTGCAGAAACTTGCGTGTCCAGCCCACGTTGTATTGAAACAAGCGGAGTGGGTAGGAAACCGTTGAGCCAGGCGCGATCTTTTGTGTTGGTGCAACGCCATACTCGTCAACTTCCATCATGTTGCCCACCGCTCCGGTGCCGTACACGTCGCTCTGGGTGCTGGTGTTCTTGGCGAGGTCGGTGAGCATTTCCGCAACAATCGCGTTATGCGCGGCGAGGTCATCCCGCAGGACTTGCTCAACCGTGCTAACGCCGAAAGTCGCCGTGGAGATATTGCGCACTGCTAAGAGTGAGCTAATATCATAGGTTCCAACTTGTGGTGCCATTGGTCAACTCCTCTCTTAGTAGTCGCGGATCAGCCGGAGATCGGTCGCCGAAACAGCTTTTGCAATGCCCACGGCATCGCCCGTCGTGGCTGCGGTGTCGAAGCGCCCCGCCGTTGCGCCCATGAAGTACACCGCCCCTGGGGTTAGGCCACTTGCGGCGTAGCGGAACCGTGCGCCCTTGCCATGCAAGGTGACATTGGTGTCACCAGAGGCATAGGCTCGCGGCGTAATCCCATCGATCTTGGCGGCGGCATCGGCAGCCGTTCCGTTGCTCATATAGACCAATCCATCGGACTTGAGGCAACACGGCGCAAGCACATCGAGTGCCTCACCGGCGGTCAAACTTGGGATCTGGGGACACCTTTGGATGCTTGTTGTATCCATTGAGGCATCGCTTGCCTTCGTTACAAGTGCCATATCGTTTCTCCGTTATTCGTTTAGGCATCGTACCCGCCGGATGCGCGTTTACGGGCAATCGCATCCTCGGGCGTGTTCATCGGGGCCTGTGGGTTGCCACGCGGGCCGGGTGGCGTTCCGGTTGGCGGCTTGGGTGTGAGCTTGGCAGCGGCAGCTTCGGCCTTACCCAGCCACGCGTACAGCGCCAACACATCACCTTCGGGTGCCATCGCCTTGATCTCATCTGGCAACTGGCGCAGGCGAGCTTTTGCCTGCTTGTCCATCTCATCGGCAAAAGCCGCGAGGCGTTCGTCTTTCGACTGCACATCGGCCTCTAGTTGCGTCAGGGTGGCTTGGCGCTGAGTTGCTAACGCTTCCCATTCGCCCTGCTTGGCCTTCAGATCGTCATCAGCGCGGGCTTTCGCCTGTGCTTCCCACGCTTTGCGCTCTTTGGCGAGAATGGCGTTGACTTGGGCTTGGGTCAATCCCGGCTCGGTGGTGGCTGCCGGTTGCGTTCCCGTTGGCGCGGCGGGTGTGGCTCCTGTACCCGAATCAGTGGGGTTCGCGCTCGCGGTTGGGTCACTCATGGTTCGGTTCCTTTTGTGTGGAATAACAAAAAACCGCGTGCAATCCTCGTTTGGAGGATCACACGCGGTTGGTACACAGGTACGTTGCGCGATGGAATATCTTTAATTGCTCTTAGTATACGCTATGCGTCAATTGTGTGCGTGGCGGGCGGCGGTAGTAGTTGATTAATCGCCCGCTCCAGATGATCGGCTTGTTTGGTCAGACTGATTGCCAAGCGCTTGAGGATCGCCAATTCGGCTTTGAGCTTGAGCAGATCGGGCGTCGGCAGCGGCGGTGCGGTTGTCATGGTTGTATATCTCCTGGCATATCGGTTGGCATATTCGGCACATCTGCGACCGGATCCGGCGCTGGCACCTCATCATCGAAGATCGGCCTGGTGTTAAACCGCATCGCCTCGTACCCATCCGTGTAGGCCCGCTGTGCGCTATCCGCGCCCGTTCCGGTGCCAACATCCCAGATACCCATCAGCACACCCCACGACACCGCGATCTGTTGCGCCCGGATGAGTGCATCTTCGTAGTTGGTGCGCGCTAACACGAGCAGATCGCGGGCGGGTTTGCGGAGTTGGGCAATGGTTTCGCCGCTCTGGCCACTCAGGTATTTACCGTTGGTGGCTTTTAGTTCGGGTAAAGTATCTTCCAGTAATTCAAGTTGTAACTTCGTTTGGGTGACGGCATCCGCTAAGCTCAGATTGGCGATCATCGCCTGCATCATTGGCGGCGTAGTGCCACTGCGCATGTCAACATAGGCGATGGTCATATCGCCAAGATCAAATTCTTGCGGGGCTGGCCCAGACGCGGCAACTAGCCATTTCGCTCGCACCGTGCGATGCACCTGAATGTCAATATGCGAGAGCAGGCTATTGACGCGGTTCAGCGCGGGGAGGACATGGTTAAAGGCATTCACCCCGAACTTATCATCGGTATCCAGATCGTGAAAGAGCAGGACGTAGGGCACCACACCAAGGGCATTCGGCATGACGCTATTGGGGCCGCTATCGATCATATTCAGGGTGTCGAATGGTGCAATGGCATGGCCGTTGCTCATCCGCCATGCCTTGAAATACTCGCGGGTCAGTTCTTCGCGGATCGTGATCGTTTGGGCTTCTTCGGCAAGGCCCGTCGTCACATCATACTCAAGCTGAATACTCTGCACATTGCCACGCACGTCTAACTCGACATCGCGAATAATGCGCGGATGTTCGATTTTGAGGTAGACCCGTTGGCGTTGCTCATCAGCGACAATCCGCAACCCGACACAGCCCAGGCGGGCCGCCATCCGACACAGGTTCGTCTTTTGGATCGTCAGGTTACTGGTTTTCCAGATAGATTGCACGGCAGTCACCAGGCGCTGATCGGCCTGTTCTTGCGGCTCAATCATAATCTCATCACCAAACGCGCCCGCGAACACATGCTGATACAGGTTGACGACTGAACGCACCGGATTGTACAGCCCGTCCAGATCGACGGCTGATGCTCCGCCAAGACGGCGATTAATCTCATCGCGATAGCCGCCATCGTCGAGGCTATTAAACACGGTGTTGCTGTAGTAGCTATCCCACAGCGCGTAATTGCCGATGCGCTCTGTCCAGGCGAAAGACGTGGGCTGGCGCTGCAATCGCACCATGCGACCAAGTTGCGATACCCAACTGCTCATACCGATCTCCTACTGCCGAGTTTCTGAAGGTCATCTGCTTTCCAGCCATTCCCGCCAATCGTTAATTGATTCAGCGCGCCCGATCCCGTATCGGTCTGATCATCGTGATCAACGTAGGGAAACGCAGTCAACTCATCAAGGAATGTGGTATTCCAGACTCCCGCGAGTAGCGCCACATTCCCGGCCTCAGCTTGCGCGGCGAATGGTTCAGCGCGGGTCACTTTGTCGCTACTCACCCGATCTGCCTTGGCGTTATAGCCCGCCAAGATCCGTATCACGGTATCGGTTGCCTCTTTCGCCAGCCCCGGCGCTTGCTCAACAATCGTTTGCACGGGGCCGCGCTGGCTATCGAGTTCGGCGGTTCGCGTAATCAGTTGGTTGCGTGGGTGTGCAGTCAGTTGCACGCGGATCACATCCTCAATCCAGAAACGCCCGTCGGCTGACTTTGCCATCAGCAGCCCTACGGTGTAGTCGCCCTTGCCCGTATCGGCCCCGGCCAGATCCCAATAGCGCACGCGGGCGACGGCTGCCGGAATGCTTTTGACAATTGCAAACCAGTGGCGCTTGAACATCGCGCCCTCGGGCGGCGCGGGCTTCTGTTGATACAGCGCCTGCCAGCCGCGTGGGCCAAGTGTCTGCTTAATGTCCAGCAAGGCCGGGAGATCGTAGCGATCTGGGCAGAGTGGCGCGCCTTCGGATCGGCCTAACGCATCGCCCGCCATGGCCAATGCGGGCAAATCTACCACCGTCCATTGATCGGCCTGATTGCTGGCGAGAATGCGCCCGGCCAAATCATCCTCATGCCAGCGGGTCATGATCAAGATAATGCTGGCGTTCGGCTCAAGGCGCGTGTAAAGATCGTCAGTGTACCAATTCCACACCCGATCCCGATAGGTGGGGCTGTCGGCTTCCTCTCGGCTCTTCACCGGATCATCAATGATGATCAGATCGCCGCCTTGCCCCGTAATGCCGCCACCGACCCCCACAGCACGACAGCCGCCGCCCTGTGCGGTCTGCCAATCGTTTACGGCGCTGCGCTCTGGGTCAAGTGCGATACGGTTGCGCGCAATCCCACGCACGCGCCTGCTGAACTTTTCAGCTAAGGTCGCATTGTAGGCGGCAATCACCACGCGCTGACTCGGTTCTTGTTCCAGCCGAAACGCTGGATAGTGGATCGTCGCCAGTTCGCTCTTCCCATGGCGCGGCGGCACAAACAGCATAAGGCGTTTGATTTCGCCTGATGTGACGCGATCCAGTTGCATCCGCATATAGGCGGTGTGCGCCCAATCCCAACGCAATTGGGGGGCGACTGCGGGCAGCCAGGATCTAAACGGCTGAGTCGTCTGCTGGTTGGTTCCGACCGGCCAATCGATCCCCGATAGCGAAGGCAGTGGTATCGAGCCATTCACCAAGGGTTGCCAATTCGGAGCCGGACTGCCTGACGATCCAAGCCGGGTCACTGGCCGCTTTCGCAATGGCCGCGCTGGCCTCAAGTTTTGATCGGAGTAGGTCAAGAACAAGGGTTCCTATCTCTAATTGCTGCCGTTCAATCGATGGGCGAATAATCGGCGTTGCATTCGTGGCAATGGGTGTTGCAGTTGGCGTTGCAAATCGTAACTTCCATGAGCGCACGGTAGGCGCTGGTATGCCATATCGCTCCGCCACGATAGCAGGTTGATCGCCCGACTGAAGATCGGCAATGGCTTGCGCCCGGAGCTTTGCCGATGGGCGCTTCTTCATCGCGCCTTCACCCGTATCGTGCCCGTCGCGTCCAACTGCCGCCCGGTGGAGGTCGTCACCCGATACTCTATTGTAATATCCGTGCCAATCGTGCCACCTGAGATGCGCGCTATCACATCCTGATTGCTGGCAATCGTGGCACTGCCCACCAGGGTGGCATTCGTGACGGTGACGACCACGCTGCTCACGGTTTCGCCCGTTGCCATCTGGAGGCTAAACGGCATGGTGAAGTCGTCAATGTCGTCGGGATCCTTGGCGTCGTTCAGACGATAGCTCATAGTCGAAAGCTCCGATCATCGGTGTGCATGTCAAAGGTGCGATCATTGGTTGCCATATCGAAGCTCCGATCCGAGGCGGCCATACTGAACGTGTGGATACGCACAAGGATTTGAAATCCGCTCGTGCCTGTACCCGATCCGCCTTGTTGATCTTGGGTCGTCGCACTTGTGCCACTGAGTGAGATCGATCCGCTGCTGCTGGTGTGTTGATTGTCTTGCGCTGTGGCTGCATTGCCACTGACGAGCGCCACGCCAAGCGCCGTACCTGATTGTGCGCCCTGTGTAGTGTTGCCAACACCACCAACCCCAACCACGCCAACACTTGATCCGCTCTGTTTCCCTTGCCCGATCTGGCTACTACCACCAATCGAGAGCGACCCCGATCCGGTAGTGGCTTGCGCGCCTTGTTGCGTGGCGCTATCGCCGCTGATTGGCACGCTGCCGACCACGCCGGATGCGCTACCGGATTGTGGGCCCTGCGGAATCGTGGCGGTTCCAGTGAGACTAACGCCGCCAATACCCGATCCTGCTTGCGCGCCTTGGTTGGTGGTGCTTGTGCCAGTGAGTGAAACGGCTCCCGATCCGGCGTTGACTTGACTGGCTTGTCCGATCTGACTATTGCCAGCAATGCCAACCGACCCAATGCCCGATCCGGCCTGTGTGCCTTGCCCAATGGCGCTACTACCGCTGAGACTGATACCACCAACGCCCGATCCGCCCTGATTGCCCTGTGTGCTGCTACTTGTGCCGCTAACCTCAACCGATCCCGATGCAACACCCGACTGGCTATCCTGTGCAGTGGTAGAACTGCCAGTGATGCCACTCGCTGGGGCCGTGTCAAGGAGTAAAAGCAGCGACACAAGATACCCTCACTAGGCGTTCGGAATCGTGCGAGTGAATGTGGTGATCGTGACGGTTTGGCTGCTGGCGATACTGGTGTTATCCAACGTGGCCTCCCCGCCGAAGGTGATGCTCGTCGCACTGCTCACCCCTGCGGTGCTGGTGAGTGAGAGCGTAACGGTCGTACCCGTCAGGGCAACAACCGTGCTACCCGCAACAACGCCCGTGCCGCTCACGTTCATCCCGACACTCACGCCCGTGGTACTGGCAAAGGTCAACACATTGCCATTGGCAGCCGTCAATGCACTGGTGGCAATCGCAACACTCAGCGACACGGTGCCCTGTTCGTGACAGGTTGTGCCTGTACTATCGTAGATCCGATAATACCCCGCCGTGCCAGATGCGCCCGCTGCAACGCTCCATGTCCCGCTCTTGGCTTTTGATCCTCCACTTGCTGCGGCCATCCAGTCAGATGGGAGCGTAATGGTTGCCAACAACGTACCGCTGGCAGCCGTCGCACAATCGGCGGGTGGGCTTCCGGTGTAGATCCGCAGTTGTGGCGATGTGCTGATGGTGGTTTCCCATGTGTCGAGTTGCGCGTTTCGCACGGTGGTTGAGAGTTGTAACGCCATAGCCAGGTACTCCTATTTGTAGAAGATGTTGATAATGATCTCATTGGCGGCCACTGCGCCCGTATCGGCATCCGCAATGCCCGTGGTCAACGCCAAGGCAATGCCCGTGGCAAACGCAACGCCCATGCCGCCCGTATCCAACACGAACCCCGCGCCGGTTGCCGAGGCCGGGATAGCCAGGGTGATGACGGGCGTATCCGTGCCAACCGTGGGCGCGCTGGCCTTGTTGTAGAGCTTGAGATAGCGCACGGCGGCATTGAGGTTGGTTGCAATGATGGTGTAGACCTGTCCGGCGCTGGCTTTGACGGATGTGGCGTTGGTGGAAGCTGCACTCAATACCCGACTAATCGAGAGGCCACCTGCCGTGCGTGGTTGCACTTCAGCGAGTGCGCCGCCCGTTGCGCTCACGGCTTGGCGCTGGCCGCGTGTGGTGGCATCCTCCAGCACATGCACCTGCGCCCGCTTGCTGTCGATACGTGCGGCGGCGGCATCGTTCTCGGTGAGTGCCGTTCCTGCCGTCTCATCGAAGATATAGCCCGATGGGGAAAGCCGCGTGGTGCCATCGGTGAAGGCAGCATTGTCAACGATGTTGCCCCAGTTGGTGATAGATGTGAGGGTTGACAGCGTGGTAACGGTCGTCACCGTGCCAACGTTCCAGGTTCCGGCCTGAATGGCCTGGATGGCATTCTGCGGCGGCGCTTGCTGAAAACCAAATACCGTAATGGTGGGCGTGCCGCTGGTGTAAGCCGTCGTGCGGAAGCGGACAAACCGCTCCTGCACGCCAACTGCCCACACGCCCACGGCGGTTGCCGATGAAGCCACTGCCGTGCCCGCAATGGTAAACGCCGTCAGAACATTGGCCGTCGTAAAGGCGGCATCACTCGCCTGCTGGAATGAAACCGTGCCAACGAACGTTCCCGACAACTCAAACACCAAGTAGCGATACTGCTGGCAATCGATCACCACCAGGTTGGTATTGTTTGCCGCCGCGCTGCCGGATGCTGTCACGGTTGGTGCGTTCGTGGCGACGATGCTCTCATTGTTGCTGGCAATGGCAATCGCTAACTTGTTAAAGTTGTTGATCCCGATGGCGTCGATCGCCAAGCTGGTGGTAGTGGCTGGGGTGGTGCCGTTGATGTGACCGGCCACGAGGGTCAGCACATCATAGGCATCGGGCATGTGGGTCGTATGATCCGCCACGAGAATATCATCAACATAGCCGCGCACCCGGTCGGTGAGTATCTCAATCCGATAGCGGTGTGCGGTTGCCGTGGTGCCGCCGTTGGGTAGCGTCAGGTTGGTGGTTTCGGTATCGTTGGCTCCTGGCGTCCCACTGTGAACATAGGCCGACTCAAAGATCAGCGCAGTGTTGACCGTTGAGGTTGCGCGAAAACGGGCAAAGCGCGTGGGCGATGTAGTCGCATCCTGCATCCCGAGGATCATATCTAAGTTTGCGATGCGTTGACTCATCGTGACGCCCGCAAACGTCACGGCCATTGGGCCATAGTCGATCAGGCGACTGATGTAGGTCAGAGATGTGGCGGTCGTCCCCGAGGCTAATGTGACGCTGCTATTCGCCACACTAATCGTGCCGCCCGTGCCCGTCGTTGGTCGAAACTCCACCACAAGTGCGCCGGTGGCACTGCCACCCGTGCCGGCATACACAGCAACCAACGTCGCAGCGGTATCACTCTCAACACTGGCAATCCGGGCATACGACGCTTCGGTATCGGCGCTCAACTTGATGTAGCTGTCGTGATCAAGTTCGCTTAGAAACGCGGTTCCCGATCCGGCAATGGCCGCGCTGCCGTTGGTCAGTGTGACGGTTCCGGTGAGCGTTTGGGTCAATCCAGCGCCGGGGAAGTCGTCACGAATCGACTGCTCATCGGTCGTGACTGGCCCGCGAACCATCAGGTTGCCTTCAGAATCGAGGTATGCGGTTGCGCGATCTGCGTTGTCAACGGGGCCACGCCGCACGCCCGTTCGCTCCGGCCAGAACCCGCCCGCACCATACCCGCCGACTGGCAGGGCGTTGGTAGCATCGCCCGCGAGGGCTTCAGTTCCTACCCCACCCACGTCGATCAACACGACTTGGGTTTTTACCCCAGCCTTATCTTCGGTGCGAATATCCTCACCCGATCCGGGCGTTCGTGCAGAATTATCGGCCATTAACCTACTCCTAGGAGCATTAATCTCGGTTGGGCGCTCACAACAACGGCAGGCTTGAGCGCTATCGTGATGCCCGTCACCTGCGTTGCGGCAATATCCACCCACTGCGTTGCGCCAATCGCGCCAGCGGTCGCCTTGATCTGATCGGCGATAATCAGATCGCCCGTAGTATAGGTAACGCGGGTGGTGTAACTGCCGCCCGCCGCGCCTGGTGTATCGAGGCTAAACGATCCGCCAATGGCAATCGAGATCGCGTTATCCGTTGCCGTCGTGATCGCCGGGATCGGGATATTGACGGTTGACCCCGGCGCGCTGGTCGTTGCGGTTGCGTCCTGCGGATCGCCAGTGGTGATACAGCCCGACCAGCCCGCCGCAACCAAGCCAGATAACGCCGATCCCGTCCAACTCACCGTGTAGGTTGGCTCCGATCCAGTGACGCGCCGCCACGCCGCCCAGATTTTGTGGTCATTGTTGGCGCTGGCAATCGCGGCCATCTCGGTGAATCCGGTTGGCCACGTCAGCGCGCCCGCGATACCCTCGGCGTACATTGCCAAAATCACAATATCGTCAACGGCGCGGCTCGTATAGGCCGCCACCGTGTTACTGGTTGCGCCGGTTACTTTGTTATTGGCATTGTTGACAAAGGCGATGGCCATAGTTAGAGCGCTCCGATGGCTTTGCCGAACGCAATCGCAATGCCCGCGAGGATCGCGCCAATCGCCAGAACCAACGCGACGACAAACCCGCCGATCCGGGCCTGCTCTGGTTGGCGCATGTCGCCGCCAAACTCGTTTAGGTCGTTTGGATCGCTCATGGTTTCACCGCCTGGATACGTAGTTGTTCGCGAATTTCGGCCAGCCGTTGATCAACGAGGGTCAGATCGACGCCACAGCGGGCAAGTTCGGCGCGTAGGAGTAAGTTCTCCTCCGTCAGGAAATACACCTCAGCTTGTGCTTGCTGGGCAACCGTCGCCGCGCTGGCCCGTTCGGCGGTCAGGTATTGCACCTGCGTTTCGAGTTCGCCTAGCCGCGTGCCTTGTCGTTGGTGCGATGCGCTGTTGGCCTTGATCTGCGCTTCGAGTGCGCCGATCTCGCGTACCCGTTCGGTGATTGCGGCGGTCAACTCTAGCCGGCGCGATTCGCTCTCTTGGTACTGGCTTTGGACGCGGGCAATCGTGCGATCTTGCTCGCTGAGACGGGCAAGGAGTTCGGTGATTTGCGCGGCATACCGCTTGCGATCCTGGAATATCTCACCAAATGCCTGTTCGAGTGTGACCAGGCGGGCGAGGGTTTCAGGATCGGGCGATGGTAGTGTGACCATCGGCGTATTGTTGAACAGCCATTTTCGCCACGGCATTAGGCGTTACGCTCCTGCGTGAATTGTGCTTCAAGCACGTTCAATCGTTCGTTTATATCGCGCAAGATCATGCGCTTATCGGCCTGGTTCTCGATGATGTGATTGATCAGTTCGGTGTGCGTTTGCTGGGTGCCGATAAATTGCAGCACGGCACTAGCCGCCATCTCGCTGCTGCGCTCAATGACCTTTGCCAACACGTCGTAGAGTGCATTGTTATAGGCGGTTGACGCCTGTTGGAGCCTAATGCTCAGATCGAGCAATTCATCGGGGTGTTGGTCGCTCATGATGCTCCTATGAGTTTGTTGGCTTTGTTTGCCACGGCTTGCGCGTAGGCCGTGCCAGGAACTGCCCATGTGCCGCCTAAGCCGCGCAACGTCGGCGCACAGCCGAGTATGGCGGTCGGTAGCGGCTTGATCTCCATCGCCTTGCTATAGCATTGCCACTGGGTTGCGCTCATATCGCCTGGCTTTAAGGCATATCCCAGCAGCCTGCCCAGATGGGCCGGGATGGCGTCATGCACCCACGTTGGAAAGCTGAAGCCCTTGACCCACAGCCCTTCGTTGCGCTGTGCCCAGAATGGCGCGGGTCGAGGTTCGGTGGAGGTTTCACCCGTAACCCCAATGCCAGCGGGATTCCTGCGAGGCCGGGCGCACCACCAGCTATTCAAATTTCCCGTCTCGTGCAAACACTGGGCGAAGCACAAGATCGGATCAAGCCCGACCGCACGCGCTTGTGCCCAGTACGCCTGCGTAATGGTATCGACCGCGACTTGATCATAGTTGGTATTGCGGGCGCTGAACGTCAAGGCCGAGGCGTGGGGAGCAGCGAGCAGGGGACTGTCTGCGGTGTAGGGGATGGGCGAGGATCTGGCGTTCAGCGCAAAAGCAAGCAGTGCTTGAATGTCTGCTTTTTGAGCATAGGCCGCATCGCCGGGACATGTGCGACCGAGCATACAATCCCGATGCGCCACAATATCCGCGCCGAGATGCTGCCAATCATGGAGCGCGGCGGCGGCTTCTGAGAGCAGGACGAGTTGATCGTGCGACATCGGGCGCGCGGCAAAGTCCCCAACGACCTCCAGCCCCCAGCGCGTGGCGTTGCATGGGCCTGCGTGAATGCCCTCCAGCCACGGCGGGCACATGACGAAAATCCCATCTGCCATCGTACCCGACGCCAAGTACAAATGCGGGCCGGTCGTCCAGCCCTTTGCTTCGTAGAAGCGCTGCATGCTCAGCATGCTCGCCCGCCCACGCCATTGCGATTCGTTGGGGCTATACGTGTTGTGAAAAACCGATCCAATCGGCTTCCAACCACGCAGCGGCGGGCAGGTCGCCAGCCATGCGCGGAATGCGTCAACCGTGGGGAAGTGCAGATTGAGATTCTGAAAAGACAAAACGCCTCCCGAACCAGTGATAGATCACTAGCTCAGGAGGCATCTCACACCAGCAGTATAGCATGGCGGGTCAAGATGGGCTACTACAAGCAACACGAAACCCGCGAGGGTGGTCAATTCTCGCGGGTTTGGGATGGGCCACGAAGATCGGAATTGAACCGACCGTTGCCCGGCTGGAAACCGAGTGAGCCGCCATGCTCTCCATCGTGGCGATGCCATTCTACCATATGCTACAATAGACACAGCAACGCCCCGCGTACCGCTCAGGAAGCATCTCACCGCACCAGAGCTACCGCGTGGCGTTTGCTGTGTTCAGGCAACTTGTCGGGCGATATTATTTCACTACCGTGCCATTAATCGTCAGCGATTCGCCCGTCCAATTCTTCCCGTCAGGAGAGAAAGTCACAGCACAGGTATACGTATTCCGAATCTTCGCATTAAAGCTATTTGGCGCATCAACATAGCTTGCGACGTGCCAGACTTGGCCGGCCTGAGTGATCGTCGCTTCATTCGCAGTTGGCCATTCTGCTTGCGTTGGCGCTTTCAGATTCCGTTCAACCCAATCTTTGCACGCGACATAGGCAGATATGTTATCAACCGGCTCGTTTCCCGACGGCTTCGGGCGATTGAACAGCGAGAGCAGGCCGAGTACAAGTAAAAGCACAATGACGATTCCGGCAATCCCGCCGAGGCCTTTTGGTTTCGCAGGTGCGGCAGCGACCTGAGCGATAGGTTCATCGAACCGCTTCCGGCATTGCTTGCAGATCTCGCGCCCATCGGTATTGTGTGCGCCGCAGTGATGACAGATCCGCATACGATCCTCCGTTGTAAAACGTAACGACGGTTGGGAGGATATCGCTCCTGATGGCGATAAGATTCGATGTGACACCTACGGTCACAATCAATCTGATATGCTCCTGATACCGCATCCATGTCTATTGCAACGACAAGGGCTAGCGTGCTAGAGTCGGTTTCCGAACAAATATGCTAGATTGACACATGCGGTATGCTGAACGATACGACTCATCAATAGCAATAAGGCCGGTGTATGAATTTCTCTATTTTCCGCCAGATCGACCAAGCGCTGCGGCGGATTGGCTGGCGTCGCGACGTGCGTGTAATAGCTGCAAATACAACAGTACACCGCTTCGATCACCCGCTGGAACATCCCCCAGCATCTTGGCAATCTCCTCCAGTTCAGGATCGGCCATTAGAACCTGAGCAATCCGATCCGCGTTCTTAGCGGGTTTAAATCCTGAGTCAAATCCGGTTATTTCAACCACGCGCCACAGCGGTGTAGCGAACACATTCGCGAGCTTGGCGAGTGTTTCAATTTCCGGTAGCACGTCGGGTTTGGTAAAGATGTTGTCAAGCGTCCCGCGTGAAATGTCTGCTTCAGCCGCCAACCCGCGCCGGGTCATCCCCTTGGCGCGCATTTCGCGTTCGATCCATTCTCGCAGGTTCACATTCCACCCCCTGTCCACAGTCCTTCCACGGTATAGTACCATGCAATTGCTCTCTTGACAATACCGTGACGGTATGGTATATTGGTGACATACAAATAAGCCACACGACACAGGAGTATGGCAGTGAGCGACACACCCGACGTACAAGTAAATATCTGGATGAACCCCGAATTGCGCGACGAAATTGATGTTGTTGCAAAGCATCTCGATGTCAACCGTTCGCAATTTGTGCGACGGGCATGCCGCGAACTGCTTGTTCGTTTGTCCGAGCGGCTTATTGTTGTGTCAGATGACACAATTGCTGAGGTAACGAAGTGACCACAGCCACCCGCCAAGTCATCATCGCCAAGGTTCTCGACACTCGCGGCGCAGAGTTGCGGATGCAGTGCATCACGCAGGAAACCGCGCTGAAGGCGTTGGCGCTTGCGGCGATGCTCGAATGGTACGGAAGTGACCTGATGGCTGGGCAATCGGCAGCGGGCTTCAAGACGACGGTAGCGGCTATTCGACGGTGGCACGAGTTGCAAGAAGGAGCAGGGGAATGAGCGAGCTAGAGCAGGTCAAAGCAGAGATCCGGGCGAACCACCCGGAATGGTCGGAGAAGGACATCGAGATGGCAGCGCGGGCGTTTCTGGCGGCTGCACCACAGTACGCCGCTGAATGGGACGCCAAGACACAGATCGGGCGTTGGGTGGTCGGACGCTAGACACAAAGCAGCGCCCGACTAGGAATGAGTTAGTCGGGCGCAAGGGAAGGACAGAGGCACATGAGACATCTTACCGCAACTTGCGCCCCAGCGCAAGACGACGACAACGAGCAAGACGGCTGCATCATCCCCAACCCCATCACCCATCGGTTCGAGGTCTGGATTAACGGGATCTGCATTGACAGCTACGAACTCCACCGGGAGGCCAGCGCCTATCTCGCCAATCTTCAGGCGGTGATTGCTGCCGGGATGGTGTGGCAATGATCGATTACGTTGTGCCAACCCCCACGCTGTTTGAGGCATTCGAGGCAGCCTACGACCAAGCGAACGAAGAACTAGCCCGCGTTGACACCAACCTAAACCGGCTCAAGCTCAAACTGGCCGCCCAATACGTCGCCCGCACCTATCCCCACGCCGCGCTCGTGCGCCATTGCGAGGCGTTTGAGTATCCGCCCTACACCCGCCATACCCACGTGGCGATTGTGCGCCCCAACGGCTACACGGCTCATCGGGTGTGCAACGGCGCTTTGGGTGCGGTAGCGTGGAGTTACACGACGGAGGCCACACAATGATCGACGCCTTCTTACGGCTGGTCAAATCCGACCACCTGACACCAGCCCCGGAACGCCCAACCCCGCTGTGCGCCTGTGGCCAGCCCGCCACCGTGTACGTCAACAGCATCCCGATGTGTGGCCGGTGTGGCCTCGCTGCGATGCAACAGACAGGACGATGAGATGACCACCACCAAAGCCAGGCTTGAAGCCAGTATCACCAAACTTGAAGCCGAGAAGGAACAACTCTTCGATCTGTGCTGCGCCCAGCAGCGCAAGCTGGTGCAACTTGAACACGACACGGCCAGCCTCCAAGCGGCCAATCGTTTTTTGACGGAGCAATTGTATGGCAAACCCAACGCCCACGCCCGAGCAGATCAAGGCGATCTTAGCCGAACGCGAAGCCAGGAATAGCGCCGTTGACGCCCGGATCGCCTTAGCGTATCTGCGGCTGATCAGGAAGTAACGCAAGTCGGACGCTTGGCGCACGTCACGCGCCACCAGTCGCCAATTCGGCGGCGTAACGCACACACAAGGAGCAATACCATGTCATTCGCTGATCAAATCACAACGCTCGCAATTCCTGAGACGACCGCATCTGACGACGTTGGTGCGCCGCGCATCTGGTGGCGCAATGGCGTGAACGCTGGCACGGTCAAAACGGCAGGCGCGTTCTACACCAAGCAAGATGAATTTGCGGGCGGCCTGGCTGCACCGTGGGAGATCGTCAGCCGCTACGAGAATGAGACGGGCTACGGCGCGGAGCAACTCAAGATCGCCGTCTTAGCGTGGCGCTCGCAGCCGTTTCGCGATCCGAAAGATGCCACCGGCAAGAAGATCAAAGACGGCAGGCGGGAATGGTTCCTCAAGTGGGAAGAAGGCATGCAACTCTACACCGAGGCACTATGCTTTGTTGAGGGCACCGACACACCCGCGGTGTTCTGCTGCGATGGCATGACCGGGCGGGCCGTATCGGGCAAGGGCGGCATTCTCAAGAGCTATCAAGCCGGGCTATTGTCGCAGGCCTCGCTGGTTGCCAAGCGCGGTTTGCCGCTGTGGACATTTTGGATCCCGATTGCCACCAAGCGCAACAGCGATGGCAAGATCGCCTATGTGGATACGGGCTTTGGCTCACTCACCACGCCGCCCGCTGCATTCTACCCGGCCAATGCGATGGATGTGTTGTTTGTGGGTCAGGAGTTGTTAACGCGGGGCGCGGAGATCCTAAACACCACGCACCTGAATTGGACAAAGACGATCCCGCCCCATCGCCTACCCGGCAATGTGATCAACGCGACGGACTACACCGTGAGCGAAGTTCCCCAACTCAGCGCGCCCGTTCGCAATGTTCCCCAACCAATCGAGGCCGATGATACCTACTAATCTACGAACAGGCGCGATCCAAGTTTGGATCGCGCCTGGGAGTCATGTCTTATGTTACAGCCATTCTTATCCCATCTCCATCGGGCTGGATCATTTGCCTACTACCACGTCCTACCGCAGCGCCGTAGCCTGTGGTACGAGGTCGGTGACGATCTGGGCATTGATCCAGTCAAAGCCAAGACAAACTTGTATTTTTCGGTGCATCCGTCGCGCATCATCCCGCCGTGCAACGCGCATGGGGAAGTGACGAAACCAGAGTTTGTGCGCTCGCAACTTCGCACGATTGCGGCGATCAATTGCCTGTATGCGGAATACGACGATAAAGATTATGGCGATGAGGCCGCAATCATGGCGCACCTTGATAACCTATGCGTTCCCACGCCTTCGGCCTTGGTTCACAGCGGCGGCGGCATCCATGCTTATTGGCTGCTGAGTGAGCCGTACACGACTGACAGCGAGGATCGGCTGGGTGCTGCCAAGCACTTGCAAGCGGCGTGGGTGGCGCTGGTGGGTGGCGATAGCGGGGCGCACGACTTGGCCAGGGTGTTGCGCGTCCCTGGCAGTTGGAACTACAAGTATACGCCCCGTCGCGCCGTATCGTTTGCGCGCTGCCAACTCGATTGTACCTATCCGCTGATTGCTTTAACGGCGCACCTGCCGCCCGTTCGCGAACGCACGGTTGAACCCATCCGCAACGTTGCCCCCGTCAACAGCATCGGGGATTACAACGACAGCCACGCGGTCACATCGCTCCTAGAGCAGCGCGGGTATCGCTGGATTGGGCGGCGCAAGATGCTCAGTCCGTATAGCTCAACGGGTACGCCGGGGGTAACGGTGGATGAGGATACCAACCGCGTATTTGTCCATCACGGCTCCGATCCGTTGCATGACGGCTACTGGAAACGCCCGTTTGATGTAATCCGCATCCTTGACCATAGCGGCGACTTTGCACGCGCCCTGACTGCGATTCGGGAGGGGCGATGAGTAAAGAAGATGAACTGAAAAAAGCGGGCGTCAAGGTTGAACCCGATCTACTGCAATCGCAACTCTGGATCGAGGCGCTCCGCGAACTCGGCTATCACTTTCGCATGAATTTGTGCGATGACAGTATCGAGGTTAACCATCTCGGTACGGTACTCAGCGATGCAATCGCATCAGAGATTCGTACCCAGATGTTTGATCGCGGGGTTCGCAAGTACGTTACCGCCATGCAAGACGCCTATATCACTGAAGCCAAGCGCAACGCCTACCACCCAATGAAAGATTATTTCAACAGCTTGGCGGGCAGGTGGGATGGCGTTGATCGGATTACACAGCTTGCTACCAAACTCAAGAGTGATAGCGGGATCGTGGAGTATGCCGATGGTCGAAGAACCCCGATCCATGCCGTGTATCTCGGTCGCTGGATGATTGGCGTGATTGCCAAGGCATTAGACGCCCGACAAAACCCCATGTGGGTGCTGGATGGCCCGCAGGGCATTGGCAAAAGCCTGTTGGCGCGCTGGCTATCACCGCATGACGCCTGGCACATCGAAGGGCCGATCAATCCTCAGGACAAAGATTGCGACATTCGGTTGATGACAAAACTGATCTGGGAGGTTTCGGAGCTCGACGCTACCACTCGTAAAGCTGATGTATCGGCGCTCAAGGCGTTTATCACGAAGCATACCGTTACCGTTCGCAAAGCCTACGGGCGCAACGATATTAGCAAGACGGCGATCTGTTCCCTGATTGGCACAATCAACAACTCTAGCAGCGGCTTTTTAGCTGACGAAACCGGATCACGCCGCTTCATGATCTGCTACATCTCCGCAATTGATTGGAGCTATCGCGAGATTGACCGGGATCAGTTGTGGGCACAGGTCTACCACCACTACCGCGAAGATGGCTTGATGCCAGAACTAACCCCCGAAGAGAAAGCCATGCAGATGGCTATCAACAAACGCTATGAACTCGAAAACCCAATCGAGGATTGGGTGCAGCAATATTTCACGATTACACATGACGGGAATGACACCCTCACGATGGGTGACGTACTCGAACATCTGGCCAATAAAGGCCACCGCTTGCACGGCTCAGAACGAGCGCAAGCAATGGAAGTGGCGCGAGCATTGGCGGCGCTGGGGGTTAAAAAAGTACACACTCGCACTGGTAAGCGGTGGTCAGGGCTTGTATTAAAGCATACGTGACTACCTCGTGACTACCTTTTAGGTAGGTAGTCACACAGGTAGTCACAGGTTTTAGGGCATACAGATGCCATGTTTTATAGAGTGTGACTACCGTGACTACCTCTCTATATAGATTAGATAGATCTAGATCTATATAGAGGGGCGAGTAGGGTGGTGTGTTTCGCGCTAATGATGTCATTTAGGTAGTCAAGGTAGTCACAGGGCTTTTCAGGGCATTAGGACGCTAAGAAAATGGTGACGACCTCCACAAAAGGTAGTCACACAGGTAGTCACACAGGAGTCAACGCCATGCAACTTACACCAACCGATCATCTTGAACTTGATACCTTCTGGGCAACCAAGCCAGCGCCACGCACCCCGATCCGCCCCGATCAATATTTCGGAGCCGTGACGGCGACGATCACCTGTCGGGTATGCAGCAAGCGCGAACCGCAGACACTCGGCAGCCCGGCGCTACTGTGTCGGACGTGCAAGGCCGATCTCCCAAAAGCCGAAGCCACGATCCAAGAGCGGCTTGAGGCTATTAAAGAAGCCTTGGCTCTCGAAATGGATCGCTGGACTGAACTCCAAAGCGGGCTAGACGACGCCACCGCAGACCGCTGGACGCGCCTCACGCAGGATCAGCAGCGGGTGGAAGCGCAACTCCAACGTGCGCAAACCGGAACGTACCACGGCTACAGCCAGGAACAGATCGCCGCCAACATTGCTGCCAAGCAAGCCGCCTTTGATGAGGTGTTGGGCCGCATCACGCGCACGCTGATCAAAGGCGGGCCGATAGCTGATCTGCTCAAGGCTCGCCACACCCACGAAGCGGCGATCCAAAAACTGAACGAGCAACGCCGCGATGCTGAGATGGCATTGTCAGAGATTGACTCGGAAGGAGTGCCGTTCTGATGAGCAACATTCGCCCGCTACGATCCATCTTTGATGAGTGCCGCGAACTTGGCGTAACCCATTTTGTCTTTGATCTGGCAAAGGATAGCCGCAACTTGACGGCGTTGACCGCAGATGGCCCACTTGATCGCGCAACGCGGCTGTTTCACCAACACAAAAGCGGCATCCTGGCACACATGCGGGTAAGCGGTGAACCACTCTCAATAGACGATGTTGAGGCGCGCATGGGCATTATTCGCGATTACGGCAAGGCAGTCACGCCAATCGGAAACGAACGAACAACGCTCATGGCGGCGCTTGGCTGGCCAGAAGCCACGCTCACACTTGAGCAATTGCGAACGTTGGTGTTGCAATGATTGGACACGAACCGCGCTATCTCGTCTGGTTTGACGATGACAAGCGCAAAACCGACGCACAAAAAGCACTTGACGGCGTACAAGCCTATCTCGCCCGCTTCGGAACCCGCCCGCTGGTGGTCGTCTGCCATACGGCGATGGAGTTGCCAGAACTGACCGTACAAGTACGGGCGCACGTACAACCAAATAACTACTGGCTGGGGATGGAGGTGTTGCGGTGAAGCAACTCACCTTGCGCCTCTGGCCACACACCGAACCCGTAAGCTACGCCAGTACGCCGCGCTACGCCTCTGGCTTGGTGCATCCGGTCTACATCTGGTATCGACAGGCGCAATGGATGTACGTCGCGGGCAGCGCTCTACAGGGCGTCGTGGAGTATCGGGAGGTGCAATCTTGACCCCCGCCGAATACCACGCCATACCGCCCAGTGAGCAGCGCAAAGCCGCGCTTGCCCTCGGATCCGCCCGTCTGGGCTTGGCGGTTGCGTTGGCTGCCGAGTTGCCCGCCACCGACCCACGCGCCCATTATCAGTATTGGCTACGGCTGTGGCAATGCCCGCCGCTGCCCAGAGTGTTAGCACAGCGCGGGTGGGATTGGAACTTAGACGGGAGCCTTGTGAATGCTCGCTGGCATCTGCTGATTGCACAGCGCGGCGATGAGGCGATAGATACGGCGCTCCAAATCATCGTCAAGCATCTGGCCGCGCACGAACGCACGGCGCTACTGGAGCCGATACGCGAGATCAGACAGGAGGCGTTATTGTGAGTGAGCCGACGCTTACTTGGCAGTGCAACAGCCGATCCAAATACGACCGCGCCTATGCGCTGATTACGGATAACGGCATCGTGGCGCGCATTATCCGCCAGCCATCGGGTGATTGGTTCTGGTATGTCAACGGCTACAGCATGAGCGCAGGCCGGGAGCCAACGAAGATCGATGCTATGCGGGCTGCACAGAGCGCGTGGCTGAAAGCAACAGAATGGGTGAAGTTATGACCACCCGCAAACCCGCCCACGTCGCGCCACCATCCGCCCCGGTTGCGACGAAACAACGCAACGCGGTAGATGGTGTGGCACGTGCTGAGAATGGCGCACAACGCGCCACAGGGGAAGCAATTACGATCAAAGGATTTACCAACAATCCAAAAATATTTAACGCACTACTGTGGGTGCTGCCGTCGCTGCTCCGCAACTATCGCGCCGATCCAGGCAAGCACGGTGGCAACTGGTACGGGCGTGGCGTTGGGCGGCCATCCTTGGTCGTTTACAGCGATCTCACTGGATTGGATGGCTATGTTGTATGGCTACGGCGAACGAAAACCGCTATTGTCGTGGAGGTAGTTGCAGAATGAGACGCGCAGCCAAGAAAGACCTAAACCACAACACGATTGCAAACGCCTTACGCGACGTTGGCTACCGTGTAGCCGAAACGCACCAGATCGGCGCGGGCTTTCCCGATCTGGTGATCGGCGGCGTGCATCGCACCACGGGCCAGCCGGGAATCTGGTTGATCGAGGTCAAAGACAAAACGGGCAAACTGACTCCGAGTGAACTGTCGTTCCATCAGGAGTGGATCGGCTATGTGCATATTGTTCGCACGGTTGACGATGCGTACAAATTAGTCGGGGTACTGCAATGACCCAGCAAAAATCCACCCAGGCCCCGCTCATTATCCGCCCGCGCCTAGGCTATAGCCTAGAGAACAAGCGCGCACTGGCCAAGCACTTAAACATCGCCGCGCCCGCGCTGTACACCGCGCTACACCAGGATCGTATCGTATTCACCGACACCGAGATCCAGTACGATCCCAACATCCCACGCGAGCGCGTCACGCACTGCCAACAGTGCAAGCAGGCATTGACGCGCAACCAACAACAGCACTACGCCCGCTACTGTTCGCGGCGCTGTCACTTTGCCTGGAAGCACGCACATAGCGCCCTGGCGCTATCGCAGACCTACGAGGTATCGTACTCGCGGCTGCTCCGCGCCCGCCGGGAGGGCCGCACACGCCAAACTGATGATGAGTTAAAGATCTTCTCCGCCCGTCGCTGTGCGCATTGCGAGCGCGCCACGAACATTCGATCAAATAATCGCCTGTGTGATGTGTGCCTCGATAGCGGGCTTCGCTGGTGTTGCGGCGCATCGGTGGTTAACCGTCTGCCGCATACCACGCCCGTTGCCGACTATCTCATCGCCCGCCGCTCCTGTCGAGTGTGCAAGCGCGAGTCGGATTGCTACTACGCCCGCGCCGAACAGCCCCCAGCGGGCTACGTGCGCCTGTCTGCGGTGGTACATCGGATTGGCTACGATATTCACACCGTTAGCAAGCGCATTCGGCAAGGTTGGATGGCGGGCTTTGTGTGGCAGCGCACGCCGGGATCGCCGTGGTACATCGAGGATCGCCAAACGTATCCGATGTGGGGTGAGTGATGCAGCCAATCAAAGCGCCATACCCGCAATTCGGCGGTAAATCCGCCATTATGCCCGCGATCTGGCGGCGCTTCGGCAGTGTCAGAAACTTTGTTGATCCGTTCTGTGGCTCCGCTAGTTCAATCCTCGGTGCGCCCGCATTGCCGCCCGTCGTCACACTGAACGACCTCGACGGCTTTATTGCAAACTTCTGGCGCGCCGTTGCCGCCGATCCTGACAGCGTTGCGCGGTTTGTTGATTGGCCGGTCAACGAGATTGATCTGTTTGCGCGCCATGTGTGGCTACTGAAACAGGAAGGCACACTCCGCGCCAAATTGGAAGCCGACCCTGACTGGTTTGACGCCAAGATCGCGGGCTGGTGGTGTTGGGGCGCGTGCTGCTGGATTGGTACGGGCTGGTGCAGTGGTGAGGGGCCGTGGAGTATTGAGGATGGGGCGCTGGTGAATATCAGGGGCAACGCGGGGCGGGGTGTCAATCGGAAGCTTCCGCACGTAGGCAACGCGGGGCGGGGTGTCAATCGGAAGCTTCCGCACGTAGGCGACGCGGGGCAGGGTGAAACCCGCACCGCTATCAGTGAGCATCTGCACGGCTATATGCAACGCCTGTACGATGCCCTCCGCACGGCCCGTGTGGCGTGTGGCGATTGGCAGCGCGTGTGTACGCCAAGTGTCACAACCCGCCACGGTCTGACGGCGATCTTACTTGATCCGCCCTATGGCGAAGGAAGTCAAGAGTACAGCGCGGGCGGCAATGCCGACAAAACGATTGCGGCGGATGTCTGGGCATGGGCAACCGAAAACGGCAACGATCCGCTGCTGAGAATCGCAGTTTGCGGCTATGAAGATGGGCGTAGCGTGCCCGATGACTGGGAGACGCTGCGCTACACCGCACGCAAGGGCTATCAACAAGACATCGTCAGCGCCGTCAATCGCTTTCGGGAATGTATCTGGTTTTCGCCAAGCTGCCTCAAGCCAACCCGCCACGAGCAGCATAGTCTGGAGCTATCCGTATGACTATCCGCACCGACCGCCAAATCCGGCAACTAGCCGAAGCCGGAATGATTACGCCATTTTCGCCAAGCCAGATCCGCGACGGCGTGATTAGCTACGGCCTTGGTTCAACGGGCTACGATATGCGCCTCGGCAACGAGTTCAAGCAGGCCATTGAGTATGAAATCCTCGACCCGAAACGCCCCGATCCAAGCCAGTGGATAACGTGGCAAACCAACGAGCCATTCAATCTATATCCCGGCCAGGCGATCCTCGCCGTCAGTGTCGAGCGTTGGGATCTGCCAAGAAACATCATCGGGATCGTGCTAGGGAAAAGCACGTATGCGCGGTGCAACCAGCTGGTGAATTGCACACCGATGGAGCCGGGTTGGGCGGGCTATCTCACGATTGAACTGGTCAACCCAACCGGCAGCAACCCGATCCGGATCTATCCGGGTGAGGGCATTGCACAGGTATTGTTTTTCCAGACGGATGAGGACTGCGCGGTATCGTATGCCGACAAAGACGGCAAGTACCAGGATCAGGGCAACGCGCCGATCTTGGGGAGGGTGTGATGCCGCCGATCTACGACCATGCGGGCGTGCAAATCTGGCATGGCGATTGTCTGGAGGTTATGCCTACACTTGAGGCGGGCAGCATTGACGCGATCATCTGCGATCCGCCTTATGGCACAACGGCATGTAGTTGGGATACCGTGATCCCGTTTGTGCCGATGTGGACACAGATCAAGCGATTGGTCAAGCCGAGAGCCGCTGTGGTGTTGTTTGGTTCCCAGCCGTTTACGAGCGCGCTGGTGATGAGTAATCCGAAGTGGTTTCGGCATAGTTGGGTGTGGAATAAATGCACATCGGGATCATTTCAACTTGCCAAGGTACAGCCATTGCGCATCACTGAAGATTTGATCGTGTTTGGTGAAACGGGCGTTAACTACTACCCACAAATGACCAAGGGGAAAATGCAGAAAAAAGGCGGCCACAACGGACACCCAACAATGAGCGATCTCAAGCCATATATGGAATATAAAAATGATATTTATTATCCGACAAATATCCTTACTCGCGCCAATGGGGATAAACTCAATAGACTGCACCCCACCCAAAAGCCCCTCGACTTACTCCGCTATCTCATCCTGACGTACACCAACCCCGGCGATCTGGTGTTGGATTTTGCGATGGGCAGCGGAACCACCCTTGTTGCCGCCAAGCAACTCGGACGCAAAGCCATCGGGATCGAACTTGACGAACGCTATGTGAACATCGCTATTGATCGCTTACAGCAAGAAGTGCTTAACCTCGTATGACCACCCAACCGCCATACTTGACGATTCAGGACTGCGCTGCTAGGCTTGCGGTCTCTGATTCGTTTGTGCGGCGGTTGATTGCCTCCGGTGCGCTTCCGGCGTCTCGCTTCGGGACACTGTGGCGCATCGATCCCAACGACCTCGCCGCCTATGTGGAGGCGTGTCGATGGCAAAGAAGCGCAAGCCAACCCGCCGCCAACGTGGCACCGGCACCATTAGCTACGATGCCAAGCGCGACCGCTGGCGGGCTATCCACGCGCTCGGAACGCCAACAAAGTATTTTGTCACGCGCCCAGAAGCTGAGGCGTGGCTAGATCAACCCGGCACACCCCCACCCAACGCCCCGCAAACCATCACCGACGCGATATTGACCTACACCGCAGGCCGCGATCATGTCCGATCCGCCACCGCACATCGTGAGGACTTCGCCAGCGGCTATATCATTGCCCATCTTGGCGATCTGGTGGTCAGCGCCGTCAAAGTGTCGGATATTGCCGCGTTTGACAAGGCACTCAGGAAGAAACTCGCGGGCAACTCGGTTAAGGGCATTCTTGGCTATTTATCGGGCTTCTATGAGCATCTGATTGGCTACGAGACGCCTGGTATTCTGCGCAATCCGGTGAAGAACTACCTCAGAACAACGCCCGCCCGCGCTCGTGAAGGCACACCTGCCCGTCGTGGCGTAGCGCTTGATTATGGCATGTGTCGGTTGCTCCTGAACGCCCTGAACGACGATCCCTATCTGCCACACATCTGCTGGCTACTCACCACCGGTATGCGGGTCGGAGAATTGCGCGGGTTGCGCTGGGTCAACGTGGGGCCGGATGTGATCCGCATTGTCGAGCAGCGCCTCGCTGACGACCGCCACACCCCCGCGCCGCTGAAAACGGAACGCCAATTAGGCGAAGGCCGCACGATCCCGCTGCCGTCGCGCCTGCTGAGCCTCACACCCCGCGACGGCGATGAACTGGTGTTTCCCGGCTACGATAGCGGGCCGTTCAACCGCCGCACGTTGGCGTATCACCTCGAAGCGGCAACCAAGCGCGCCAAATTGCCGCACGTCACGATTCACGATCTCAGGCATACGGCGAATTCGGGCTGGGCCGATCTGGGCCTGTCGGAAAGCGGCTGTGCAGAACTGTTGGGCCATCGCAAGCAGACGATGACGGCGCGCTATACGCATCGCAGCCTGTCCGCGCTACGCCCGTTTGTGGAGGAGTGGGCGGGGCTGGTGTTGGGAGAGCCGAACAGAGCGAGGGTTGGTGCTTGACAAGAATACAATTATCCGTATAATTCTAATTACAGAAGCAAGCGATTATACGAAAGTGAGCTACCCAATGTTTCACGTCAACAACCTCAAGCAACTAGAGCAGATCGCATCAGGCATTGGCAATGGTGGCGTTGCGCAGTTCGATGAGAACGAAACGGTATGGCGTGGCGATGATGGCTCATACTGCATTGGCGAGTTCAGCGAATTCGATGAGGATGAGCAGACGCAGTACGTTGAGGCTGGTACGGTTGGCGAGTATCGGCGATGACCAACCAACCCAAAAAGCGCGGCCCGAAACCCAAGCCGCGCCCGCCCAAAAAGCGGATCGGGTTTTACGCCTCGATGGAGCATCACGACTGGCTCTCGGCACTCCCCAACCGCAGCGCGTGGCTGGCGGAGCAGATTACGAAAGCACAGGAGGGAAAGCAGGATGATTAAAATATATGAGGTGCTGGTCTATCCGGTTGACCAAACCGAAGAGTTGCACAGCATCCCGTATTGGTTCGGTAAAACGCCAAAAGTTATCAAGGAATATCGAACAAAACAATCAGCTATCCGCTACGCAAAAACCTATGCACAACAACACCGGCAAGCAACCGAGGTGTATATGGAGTGGCAGGATGGTGCGGATATTGAAACGTTTCAGCAGGTATTTTATCCGTAACTGCGCAACGAAACAGATCAGCCCAATGTTTAAGGCATCACAACGCCATCTACCCTTCTTGCTCGAAGAGTGGCGGGACTGGATGAGAGCGCAGTAGGGCGGGTTGGCAGCCGTCAGGGGTGATCAGAAGCGGTTCTAAACTGCGCAGATGACTGCGCTGAGGGAAGGGATGAGGAATGCCAAACCACGTTGAAAACGATTTGTATTTCAATGGCACACAAGAGGACATTGAAGCCGTATTGGCGTTTATTGGCGCAACGGAAGATCCGCCAATCTTTGATTTTCGTCGGTTGTTGCCGTATCCATCGCCGTATAAGGACATGGACAACGATCATAAACTTATGATCCCCGATCTTGATTACAGTATCGCCCGCGATACGCCTGAGTGGACTGCGCAGGTTGCGGCGCGGGATGCCGGTCGTGCCACCTATCGCGCCAAATGGGGAACCGACAAAGACGGCTATAACTCTGGTGGCTATGAGTGGTGTACGCGAGCATGGGGGACGAAGTGGGAAGCCTACGAGGTCAAGCGGCGCGATTATGATAGTCCATGCTTGACCTATCAAACCGCCTGGAGTCCGTCGGAAAGCATCATCGTGGCGTTGGCAAAGCAGTTTCCTACGGTAACATTTTCGCTAGAGTATTTCGAGCATGGCATGGAGTTTTGTGGCGGGCTCACCTGTCCATCGGAAGACGACTATTACGATGATGACAAGCGGTGGCACGCAGGCATTATTACTCACAAATGGCGCACGGATCAATATCGCGGCAAGCGCGGCGGATAGAACTTTAAACCCAAGAACCCTCCCGCGCCTGTTCACGCAAGCCGGGAGGGATGGCCGCACCATACGCGGCAGTGCAGTATAGCATTGCCGCTCCGAGAGAATGAGGAGCGAAACAATGGCAAAGCAAAAAGCAGAGATCGACCGCCAATCGTACCTGTCCGAATACGTGCGCTACGGCCTACGCAACGATGTCGAGCGCGCTGCTGTGGCACTCGGCAACTACATCGCACAAGGCGGCAGCGAGGACACGGCACACGCCGCCATCACTGCCGCGTATGACAACCAACTCAGTGCGCCGAAGTCGCGCCCCGCCCGCGCTCACACGCCAGCACGCCGGGCCATTGACGCGGCGCTGAGTTGGATCGCGTTCGGCCTGGTGGTGGCCGTGATTGGCACGCTATCAGCGATGGCGTGGCTAAACTACCACCAGCCCGCCGACAGCGCCACGCAGCCCGCAGAGCAGGGTGCTGCCCCAATGCCCAACATTGTGATTACGGCGCAGCCACAGCCCGCACAGCGCCCGCAGCAGCCCCAACCAATTGCACTACCGCAGACCGCCACCTATGATCAAACGCTGCCGGATAGCGCGCTTGGCTCGTGGGCGCCAGGGCAGTATGATGGTTTGGCGGTTGGTGGGCGCAAGTATCGGCAGTTAGACAACGGCTCACTCGAATTAGACGACGGCACCCGCGTTTGGTTGGCAACGACCCAGCCCGCGCTTGTTGCCGATCCAGTCACACCAGCAGAGCAGCCCGCTATCGTTGCGGCTCCGCCCGCTGCCGCTGTACAGCCGACGCCCGAAGCGCGCCCCGACATCCCGACCCTGGCACAAGATCAGGTTGAACGCATCGCCATTGTCGGAGCCGCCGCACTCGATCCAAAGCGCCCCGCCGAGGCAATGCAGCACGCCTCGGATGCCGTGACGGTCGGCAAGGTGCTGGTCAAGGCGTTCGGACAAGTGCTCAACATCCCCGGCGCGATCAATGCCCAGCCAACGCCAGGGGTGCAGCCGTGAAACACACCACACTGATCATTGTTTTGTTCGCCCTCGGCACGATTGCCATAGCCGTAATTGGTCGCTGGGAGTTAGTCGCGCTGATGCTGATTATGATGGCGCTGATTGCGATGGATGCGCAGACACGGAGACGGGGATGACAGACACGCTCGAATATTGGGAAAAGTGGCCGATTGCCGCGCTGTTCGGCGCACAAGGGTTGCAAATCGCAGAATGGTATATCAGCAAGCGCATGCCCGAACAAGTTACAGGTATTTTGCCGTGGGTGGTAACGGTCGGTGGTGTTGCGGCGATGATTGCCATTGACGGAGCCATGATCGCCGCTGTGATGGGCGCACGCGCAGGCAGGCGTGGCGGGTGGACTTGGCTCGCCATTGGCGTAACGGCGCTGTTCGGCGCACTGGTGGCGCTCGATCTGAATGGTGCGATTGTCGGTATCGGGCCATGGCTCCATGCGGGCTTTGCGGTGACAATCGCCGCCTACCTCATGCACCTGATCCAACCGCGCTCGTTACCCACGCTGTCAACGCCTGTCAACGAGCCGTCAAGCACCACGCAAACCGTGAACATCGCCATTGTCAACCCTGTCAACGAGCCGTCGCTACTGGTTGACGACCTTGACACGACGGTTAACGAGCCGTCAACAGTGCTTGACGGCAAGCGTCAACAGGTTAAGGCACTGGTTGACAGTGGCATGTCAATTACACAGGCGGCGTCAACGGTTGGCGTGAGCCGTCAAACCGCCAGCAAGTATGTCAAGGAGGTCTAACGATGGCTGTACAATCACAGGATATGAAGGACGACAAGGTACTCGAAGGATTGCTATCGCAACCAACCCGCCGATCATTCCCGATTACTGGCACCAAGATCGCATCGCTCTTAACGTGGTTTGGTGCGGTCTACACCACCTATCTGAGCGTACAAGCGCTTCAGCCTGGCACGGCGTTTGCCGTAATGGTCGTCACCGCGTTTGTGGTACAGTTCGTGTTCACGGTTGCGGAGCGTCCAATCCTACGCGGAAAGCCGGGGATGTTCACGGCAGCGGTGTTCATTCTCGATGCGCTGATCAATGCGGGTGGCGTGTTTCCCACGTTTCGCAATATCGGCAAAACGCCCACAGCCCAGATGATCGCCGCCGCTGGCACGCCCGCAACCGTTGACGTATGGCCCGCGATCTTGATCTCGCTCATTGTTGGTGGTATCATCGCCGTAGCCCCCGAAGCGCTGTGGAAGATGAAGGAATGAGGTAGTCATGACGCTAGGCGATTACATTACATGGCTGACGTTTGCCGCAGGCGCATACGCGCTTGGTGTTCTCGCTTGGCGTCGGTTCTCACTCGCAACACTGATGCAGCAGTGGTGGCGTGATTATGTCGCCACTTCCGTCCCTTCTCTCGATAGTTCTGAACTATCGCCGGGATGGCGGTCTGATGCGGTAGACCGACCACAGACCGACCACAGACCGACCCCGACCGTTGCCGTAGAACTCAGTTCGGAACCGTCAGAACCAACCGAGTCAACGCGACAGAATGATAACGATCCGCAATGGATCGAGGTATCCCGCGAAGAGTTGATCGAGTCATTGTCGCTGGTGTTGGTGCTAGAGGCAGACGGCAGTAAGCGCAAGTTGAGCCAAGACATTGTGAGCAAGGCCGCCGGGATGGGCAAGGAGACAACCGCCGCCCTGATGCGCCAAGCTCGCCACGAACCAGAGCCGGCCAAGGATGCGCCGAAACCCAACCCCGCCGATCCGCAGTTTGTCAAAGTGAGTGAGCGTGAGCAGTACCAGCGGATCAACGCCAAGCCATTGCGGTAGAAAATCCACCCAGGCCCATTTCGCCCGCCCTCATCCGGCGGGCTTTTGATTGCGTTAGGACTATACAAAGTGCTTGACACTTACACAAATTTGTGTATAATAGCCACATACCGATACACAATATTGTGAAAGTGAGCAACCCAATGGCACGCACAACACCCGCCCAATACTTCATTCGCATTGACACTTACTGGCAGAACAGCCCCGATCATTTTGTTGGCCCATTCAACAGCCGCGAATCTGCACAAGTTGCGATTGAGAACATTGACAGCGCTCGTGATAACGTATGGTTGTCAACATCCATGTGTGGTGGCGATATTCGTAGCGCGGTGCGGGTCTATCCGGTCATTCTCACCACTACCGAAGCCAAGCGCAGCGGAATGCGCAACGATTACAGCAACCGACAGAACACTGTACCAGTCATGCCAAGCCGCGAGAATGATTTATTTACGATGCTCCAAGAAGCACGAGGGCCGTACTAGCCCGCCACCCACGGCATCCACACGCTATAGCGGCTCGGCACCTTCAGCCGGGCCGTTTCTGTTTGCCCGTCCAGGCTCATCAGCACGAGCGTGCGGCCCGGTGCCACGAGGTTAACATCGCCATACATCGGCAACGCATAGGTTGCCTGGTCGCAATCGACAAACTGGCGAGGCCGATTGTTGCCCTCCAAATACAGGCAGCCGGGAGCCGCTTGCACGATCAGCGTGTCGCCTTGCCAGGAGGCCGCAAGGACGGCAAACAGTGGCACGGGCGGGATCGGCACACTCGCCAGAACCGCCGCACCGTCCACCACATCAACACTATCAAACAGCGCCACACTGAGCGTCGGGTGATCCAGTGCGCCACTGCTTCCCCCGCCCACGACATTGCCCGCTACCACGATCTGTGCGGTTGCAGGCGCATCGCTCCAAGAGATATGGAGCGTTTGCCGATCCTGCCAATCAACCGTCAGGATCGGGCTGCTGGCCTGCGTCAGGGTTGGCAACAGCAACAACAGAATCAGGATGTGGTACTTCATTGGGGGTCTCCTGGTTTAGTTCGATCAGCAGCGCCACTTGGCCGCGAATGGCCCAGAGTTGCGGTGCGAGGCGCTGGATTTCGGCGTTGTAGGCGTCGATCTGGGCTTCGATCTGCTTTTGAGTGGACTGGGCTTGTGTCAATCGTTCCGGGATACTTAGAGCCATTGATTTAACTCCTTGATTACGCCCGCATCATCCAACGCGCCCGCCTTGTAGAGCAGCACGGCCAGCAGGGCGCGGAGTTGTGCTGTGGTAAACGGCGCATCAACCGGCTGCCCCACGGTCGTTTGGGCCACGCCGATCACCCGTTGGCGTAAGGCAATCGCATCCGTGTGCCGCTTTGCCTCAGCAGCCTGTCGCGCCGCAATGGCGGTTGCGATCTGTTGTGGCGTCGGGTCACTCGGTAACGGCGGTGGCCAGTCGGATGCGAGCATGGAGCGCACGGCCCCATTCAAGTAGAGGACGTGCTGG